AATGGTTCTACTGCAACAAATGGAACAGGAAATTATTATCTTGGTTGGGTTTCAAGTGATGGTTCTGGTGCAGGAAATCTATATGTAAATGCGACTAGTGGTGGACAAATAGACTATATTCAAATCTCAACATTAGCTTCCAATCTAGGTATGAGTGACGCAAAACCAGATGACCTTTCTTCTGGTACAGAAATTGTATTTGATACTATAGATACTGGTAATGTAATACATATGAACGCAAGTGGTAGTTAATAATGCCTAGAAAAAAGATTACTGCTAAAGAGTTTGTTGAACAAGCAACAGGAGTAAGACTTTCTGCACACGAAAAATTATGTGCTGAAAGAATGAAAACTTTAAATGATAGTATTAATGAATTAAAGAGAGAAGTTAAATCTCTAAGACAAGACGTTTCTAAAGGTAAAGGTGCAGTAGCAGTTCTAGTATTTATAGGAACTATTGTTGCTTCTATTATTGGTTTTTTAAATATAAAATGAAATATGTACTAATTTTGTATGTATGTAGTTTTATAAATGTAGGAAATCCACCTTGTTTTGAAAGTCACGTATTGCCTTTAGAGTTTGAAAATTATACTGATTGTATACTACAAGGTTATCAATCTTCGCATAACTTATTAATAACAAATTATTCTGATAGAATTGAAGATGAAAAATTGTCAATTAAATTTTATTGTCAAGGAGTTAAGGTAGGTGAAAATATCTGATAATACTTCAATAGCTATGCCTATGAGAAATCTTATAAGTATAGTAGTTGCAGTAGCTGTAGGTGTTTGGGCTTACTTTGGAATAGTAGAAAGAATAAATGTTCTAGAAACTTCAGAACAATTGATGAAAGCTGACCTCTTAAAAAAGGCAGAGCAGACACCAAAGAATTTAGAAATGCTAATGTTAATTGAAATGAACGCAAAGTTATTGGAAAAACACCAAATTCAATTAGACGAAAATATTCACACTAAAGTTTTATTAACTGAAGCAAATAAAAAAATAGATAAACTACAAGAAGACGTAGAAAAATTAATTAGAAAAAATGGTAATCACTAATGGTAGAAGTAATGGCATTATTAATGTTTGTTGGAGTAGAACAAAAATTAGTTGAATTTACATATATGCCCTCAGTTTCAAAATGTATTGAGAAAAAAAGAATAGCTACGAGAAATAGTAATTCTCTTTATATTTGTTCTAAAGTAAAAGCAGAATTAAGTGATGATATGAAAATTATAAGAATAGAGAGAAATCAATGAGTGATGAAAAACTAAAAGAACTTCACGGAGTTCTAGCAAACAAATTACTAGAAAGAGTAAAAGACCCTGAAGTTAAGTCTTCAGATTTAAATGTAGCAAGACAATTTTTAAAGGATAATAATATAGACGCTGTACCTACACAGGACAGTCCACTTCAAAAACTTATAGAAGAACTACCTTTTGATGAAAAACGAAAAAATCCTGTCAAGACTAACTGACTTTAGGAATTTTCTATACATCACTTGGAAGCATTTAAATCTACCTGAACCAACTAAAATACAATACGACATAGCTGACTATATAGCTAATGGTGATAGTAGAATAATTGTATCTGCTTTCAGGGGTGTCGGAAAAAGTTGGATAACAGCTTCTTATGTATTGTGGAGATTATTATTAAATCCAAATGTTAATATATTAGTTGTATCTGCTTCTAAAAATAGGGCAGACGATTTTAGTACATTTTGCCTTAGATTGCTACACGAAATTCCAATATTACAACATTTATATCCACGAGACGAACAAAGACAATCTAAGATAAGTTTTGACGTAAATACTGCTATAGCTTCACAGCAACCCAGTGTAAAATCACTAGGAATTACGTCACAAATTACAGGTTCTCGTGCTGATTTAGTAGTAGCTGATGACGTAGAAACGTCAGGAAATACGCAAACTCAGTTTATGAGAGATAAGCTCTCAGAAGCCATAAAAGAGTTTGAAGCAGTGATTAAGCCAGATACCTCTAGAATTGTCTATCTGGGTACACCTCAGACCGAGCAAAGCATATATAATAAGCTACAAGAGAGAGGATATAAGGTCAGATATTGGACTGCTAGATACCCTAGTGAAAAACAGATAAAATCCTATGGTTCTAATCTAGCACCTATAATTAACAATACTTGGTCTACTGAACTTATAGGTAAACCAACTGACCCTACGAGATTTGACGAAAAAGACTTACTAGAAAGAGAAGCTAGTTATGGAAGACTAGGTTTCAATATGCAGTATCAACTAGATACTACACTTTCTGATTTAAACAAATTCCCACTAAAATTGTCGGATTTAATTGTAATGAATTGTAATCCTGACAATGCACCAGAGAAAGTAATATGGGCTTCTAGTCCTGAACTACAACATAATGATTTACCTAATGTTGGACTTCAGGGTGACGCTTATTTTAGACCTATGAATATACAAGGTCAGTGGCTTCCATATACAGGTTGTGTTATGGCAATTGACCCTAGTGGTAAAGGTAAAGATGAAACTGCTTATTGTATAACTAAGTTTGCAAATGGTAATATTTATCTTTTAGATATTGGTGGTTTCAATGCAGGTTATTCTGAACATACGTTATCTAAATTAGTAGACGTAGCAAAGAAACACAAAGTTAATAAAATATTAATTGAAGAAAACTTTGGTCAAGGAATGTTTGACGCTTTGTTAAAACCATATTTAATTAAACAATATCCTTGTACTACAGAAATGGTAAGACAAACTTCTAATAAACATAGAAGAATATTAGATACGTTAGAACCTATTATTTCACAACATAGATTAATTGTAGATAAGTATGTAATCAAAAAGGATTACGAAGAAACTAATATGTTGTACCCACAAGAGACAGCACTAAGGTATCAACTATTCTATCAACTAAGTAGATTACAAAAAGAAGTCCACTCTTTACCACAAGATGACAGAATAGATTGTCTACAGGTAGCTTGTAATCACTGGGTTAAACATCTTTCTAGAGACCAAGAGTTATCTATGAAGATGAGAAAAGATGAGTTATTTAATCAAGAAATGGAAAAATACTTTGGAGACAAAGTTGATAATACTTGGATTAAAATATGAAGTGTTGTCTATGTAAAAAGAAAGCTGATATAACTTATGATAATAAAAATTATTGTCAGTCTTGTTTTATGAATACTAATTTTAAGGAAGAAAATGAAGAAAAAATCAACAGTAAACAAAGCAGGTAATTATACCAAACCTACTCTACGTAAAAGAATATTTCAAAGACTAATGAATAGTAATTCTTATGGTACGCCAAGTGGTAAGTGGTCAGGAAGAAAAGCACAGGCACTAGCTCGTCTTTATAAGAAAGCAGGTGGGGGTTATAGATAATGGCTTTAGCACCCTCTCAGAAGTCTTTGAAGAACTGGTCGGCTCAAAAGTGGAGAACTAAGTCAGGTAAAAAGTCTAGTGTCACTGGTGAGAGATATTTACCAGAAAAGGTGATACAGAAGCTGTCACCACAGGAGTACGCAAGGTCTACTGCAAAGAAAAGAAAGAATAGAAAAAGAGCAAAATATAGTAAGAAAATAGCTTCTATGGTTAGAAATGCTCTTAAAGTTGTTTGATTTTGTTGTTTTTTAATTAAGTGCCACTATTAGGATATTACTTATAGTTAAACTATAGTTATACTTTATCCTTATATAAGAGCAACCAACAACATTTGACTATAGGTTGTATCTTATAGTAAATAAAGTTTATGAGTATAGAAGAACCAAAAGTAATATATCTAAAGGCACTCTTTAAGAAACATAAGACAGAGAAACGATTAGATAAACTAATTAAACATTTTATAATTATGAACAAGGGTTTTCTTGTTTCTAATGTAGATGGAGTTAAATTAAGTAAAACCGAGAAGAATAAAGAGGTTAAAAACTTTATATTAAACAATGTAGAGGACTTTTTAGGGTATGCGATAGACTACTCGTTATACGATAAGTTCTTTTCTGGTAAAAAATTTTAGTAAAAAAATCTGACAACCTTACGTGTGTACTTAAATTTTATTTTACCCCTGTGCGTGTGCTTCTTTTTTATAGGGGTGGGGGTGTATTGTAGACCATCTACTTTATTTATAGCGAAAAGCC